CCAGAAGATTGTCCATATGCAAGACCAACCTTCTCATAATACATGGTAAGGTCAGTTCTATTTGTAGTATAGTTGGTAATAAATTCGTCGTTGATCTTTACTTCATTAACACCATCAGCAAATTCAAATACAGTTAGTTTATGGTGAGAGAAATTAGGAACAAATTCATTCGTAGTATAATCAACAAAACACTTTCCATTTGGATCAGCATCAAATATACTCCACTCAGCAAGATAAGATCCACCAGTTAATCTAAAGCAACAACTCCTTTCAATATTATCATTTGTTGGAGAAGGAACATATCTAGGTCTTATCTTTGTTTTTCTTAAATCAAACCCAACAAGAGAAGTTCCACGAGGAACAATTACACCACCGTAGATACTATTAAGCTTATAAAGTTCGTTATTTGCATTTTCTAAATCAAAACTAGTTGTTAAGTCAAATGGAGGGAAGTCATCAGATGTTGTTCCATTCCTTAATCTAAAATTATTAGTTCCGTCTGGTATCCATCCTGGTCTATTATCTATTACATGATCACCTGGATATAATAGTATAGTTGTCTTCGCAAATCTATCGTTATCTAAACCCTTTTGATATGAAAATCTTGCTGACTCAACTAAAGCACGTTGAATAGTTTTAAAAGGGCGAG